CAATCTCAATAGAACCACCAGAAGCAGGAAAATTAGAAGAAGTGAAAATGAGTTTATCACCTTGTGTTCCAAAGATGATGTCACCTTCCATATCAATATTATTATTGAATGTAGAAACACCAGTGACATTTAATTGTTGGGTTTCTAATGTTCCAAATACAGTGGCACCAACACCAGTAGTTTCAAGTTTCTTAGAACTGTCATAATAAAGTTCTACTGCACCATCCTCAATTAATTTAAGAGCATTATCTGCTTTATTTTTTAGTTTAAATTCTATGTTTCCGATAGTTGTCCTAATATATAACCCAACAGAATTAGATACATTACTATCAATAAAGTTTGCATTTAATGACGATGAATGATAAATCTCTAAGTCATTACCATAAAAGGTTCCAGCACCAAGTCTCAATTTATCATCATCACCAAGATTTACATCACCTTGGAATGTAGAAACACCAGAAACATTTAGATTATCAAGTGTTGAAGTTCCGAGATCTACATTCGATGCAGTAAGAATTCCAGTTACATTAAAATTTTCAATATCAAAATAGTCTGCATTAATTGTTCCCTTGACATCCAAGGGGCTTGTTGGTTGTGTACTACCAATACCAACTGATTGTCCAATGGCAACAATTATATCACTATTAACTTGGCCACCAATAATAAGATCAGTACTGATTGCAACAGTGTTTGCATTCAGATTCAGATTATTGGGACTAGTAATGTTGGGAGTGCCAGAAGAACCAATAAGTTCTACTCGTCTAACTCCAAAATTCTTATCAGCCATCTGATTTTTTAATTATTTATGAATGAGTGAATGAAAATCCATCACCAGAAAACTCAACACCATTGATAGATGCTCTATCATCATTATCAAAAGGATTAAATAAAATTCCTTTCCTTGCACCTCTCATATTATAATATGCAGTCCAATAAGTCAATGATGTATCATCATCATCACCCTGCTGATTCCAAAGCATCTCACCAACATCAATAGTTGCAATTCTCTTCAACCAGTTATGAACCTGTCTTGAGGTTGCCGTGGGATATGACTGAAGATATAGTGCGATCACACCAGTGACAACTGGAGCAGCTGCCGATGTTCCATTGAAGTAACAATCATAGAATCGATTGTCATCATATCTTTGATAATCAATATAACCACTAATACCATTTGTTCCAGGTGCCAAAGTCTCATCTGCAGGAGCCCAGACATCAATTCCAGATCCATTATTGGAATAATTTGCCTTTCTTTCAAATAACAAACCATTTGATAGTCCAACATAATCATCCAGGGCACCAACACAAACAACTGGATGAAATTCTGGATCAACAGTTTCATCAAAACCGATACCCTGTGGATTCAACCAATCGCGATGATTACATGGAACAGTACCAGCAGGAAACTCTGGTCTTGGATCAGTAGTACCAAAGAATACATCTTCCATATAATTTAATCGATCTGGATCCATGGATCCGATCCCAAGTCTCTGATTATTATTTCCAGCAGCTGCAACATAAATCACACCCTCAGCCATCATTTCATTTGCAGCAGTATCGGTGGAACTTGATCTTGAGGATGTTGACCATTCATAATCAGCACCATACAGATAGTTTTTCATTGCAGTGACGGCATCGGTGGTTGATGCTCCTGCATCAAAAGTCCCTGTCGTTCCTCTGAACTTATAACTAATCTGACCATCTGCAGAATCAAATCCAGCAATATATCCCCAACTTCCATTCACAATCGTTGGATTCTTGATGTTTGTTTCAGTATTGACTGGTTTATACTTATGAAAGATTTTGATCAAATCATAATTTGCCTCAATACCCATAAAAACATTATCACCAATACCAGGAACATTCCAGATGTTTGCTTCAAATGCAGCTCCCATATTATTACCAGCAGCCAAACCAGCACATGCCGTTCCATGACCATCAATGAGTGAATTGGTTCCATCCAATCTATAACCCATTGATCTATCTGCAGTATATACTGAAGAGATTTGTACAGTACCTACGGATGAAAATTCTGCGGATCTACTTGCATTATTTTCCCACCAATCAATAGCTGAGGTTGTGGTGATTCCAGTTCGACCATCGTCTTTGGTATAGGTGTATCCATTAGTGATGAAGTAATCTGGATCAATGTGATATGGACCATCAAGAACAATATCTCTGACTCTAGATTGTCCATTAGCATCCATGAACTCAGGATGATATTGGAGAACACCAGAATCATGAATCACAACATCAACATTTTTTCCAGTAAGACTATAACTTACATCACCATACTTTGCGGCAAAGTTTCCATTTCCAGTCCAAAAATCACCATTGGTTTTAATACCAACTCTTTTTACTGACCATCCGACACGGTTCAATTCTGCAGATGTTGGATTACTTGCTGGTGGCCCAAGACTATCAAGTTCTCTATAGATTTTAACTTCACCCTTGAATCTACTTGAAAAATGCACTGGTGGTGGATATGCATCAGCATTACATGTTGGGCAGAGTTCTACCCATTTAATGTATTCATGATTTCTGAGTTCATCAGCCTCATCTGCGGTCAAATCAAAAGTTCCTCTTGTGGGACTATGAAGTTTATCATCAGTACAAGAAACAACACGATCTGGAATATGTGGGCAAGATGATTCACCACAAAGAAGGTCATGTATCTCTTGCCAGTACTCAGCTTTTGTGACACAGATTGTAAATTTCATTTTAGAGAATCGTTTGTCTAGCGAATCTATAGGTTGTTAATCCATTGACTCCAGTTTCTGGAGTAATCTCCAATTTACAATCATTACCAGATAATGTACCAGTCGCAGAAATAATCAGGCTCGGATTGGACATGACGGCATATTCTTGTGCATATGCAGTTATACCATCCTGCATGATAAGAACCTTCTCAGACTGAATATTATTGTTGTACTCAAAGAAGAGAGTATATTCGGCGGTCTTGAAGTCCGTGACCGTGATATCATAGGTATCAATTGTATGTGCAATTCCAGCAATGGCCGTGAATGTTCCGAATCCAGTCTGAACACCAAATCTTTCAACCTGGAATGTGCTCTGTGGATTAGTTGTACCGACCCCAACACTCTTTGTGGTATGAATACCAGCAGAAGTTACGGCCCATGTTCCAGCGGCACCTGTATTTCCACCACTTGCCGTGATCGTAACAATACCAGCAGAAACTGGAGTTACGGATAGATTTGTTCCAAAGTTAATTGTCTGTGCAGTACCAACAGTTACATCATTGTCTCTGACTCCAATACCACTACCCTCTGCAGTAATTCCAGTAATTCCAGATCCATCACCAATAAAGGTTGTTGCAGTAATAACTCCAACAACAATATTTGGAGTTCCAGTGAGTCCTTCTGCAACGGTTGCAGTATCAGCTAACGTTGCTGTGGTTGCGGTTCCAGTTAGATTGCCAATGAAGGTTGTTGCAGTAACAACACCCGTGAATTCTGCATTACCAATGACATCCAAATGTGTTGTTGGTTGTGTTAGACCAATACCAACATAATGATTAAAGACTGCACTTGGTCTGGTTGGATCACCAGCAACATCAAGGAATGCAGATGGTCTTGTACTACCAACACCAACCTCGCCATATCTATTGAATACGACGAGCATATTCTCGTTAAGTGGCAGTCCTGGTGGTGCAGATGTTCCACCTAGGTTATAACCAAAGATTTCAATTTGACCATTGGAAGGAAGTTCATCCTCCGCATTATAGTCAATCTTCATTCGGGCATCGGAACTGGGATTACCCTCATGGAAGTGAATACCAGTTCTATAATCAATATTAGCTACATCAGAGTAAAAATTAATAACTCTATCTGGGCCAGTAATATCGATACTACCTTCTACAAAAACATCACCATTTACTGTTGCCGAATTTGTGATTACATCATTACCATCAAAACTATTTGCAGTAATATCATTTACTTCAATATCAGGAATACCTTCTAATCCAAATGAAGTTGTGGCATAACCAGCAGTCTGAGCAAATCCTGTAATCCCAATATCATAATCACCGCTCAATCTGGCACGATCAATTGTGCCAGTTGTGATGTTAGCTGCATCTGATAAATTATTTGCAGTTGTGGCGGTTCCAGTTAGATCTCCAACAAAACTTGAAGCAGTAACAACACCAACCAAAAGATCTGGCTCAAGAGTTAAACCAAGAGCAAGAGTCGCAAGGTCAGCAGTATCTGCGGATGCGACATTCAGATCAGCTTCGACTACACCGTTTAATGTGAATGCAGTCGTGGCAAATGAAGCTGTCTGTGCAAGTCCAGTAATACCTATATCATAATCACCAGAAAGTCTTGCTCTTTCTATTGTACCAGTCGTGATGTTAGCAGCATCAGAAAGATTATTGGCCGTAGTAGCGGTTCCTACTAAATCACCAACAAATTGAGCAGCAGTGACTACACCAGCAAATGATGCGGTTCCTGTTGGTAGTATTGTGGCACCAACGCCAGTGAAAGGAATACCAACATGAAGTCCTGCTCTTGCGGTAACAAATCCAACCGAGTCAATATTATTAACATCTTCATAAGTAAGTGTTCCACCAATGGTTACGTTACCAGAGAAGGATGCACCAACACCAATTAGATTTCCAATTACAATGTCTGGAGTTCCATCCAGTGCATATGCAGTTCCAGCATATCCAGAAGTGGATGCAAATGAAACCGTAGCCGCATTTCCACTGATATCTATATCATACTCACCAGAAAGTCTAGCATTATCAATTCTACCATCAAGAATTCCACTCGCATCATTCAGGAAATATGCAGTTGTTGCTGCAGATGCAGTTGTTGCAGAGGCAACATTTAGATCCGCCTCTAGTTTTCCATCTAGAGTGAAAGCTGTTGTGGCAAAAGAGGCAGTTTGAGCTAATCCAGTAATACCAATATCATAATCACCAGAAAGTCTATCCCTGGAAATTGTTCCAGTTGTGATATTTGCAGCATCTGACAGATTTGTAGCTGTTGTTGCGGTTCCAGTGATATCAATATCATAAGTACCACTAACAAGATCAAATGCAGTAGTGGCAAAACCAGCAGTATCTGCAACAGCGACGTTGAGTTCACTCTCAAGTTTTCCATCTAGTGTAAATGCTGTCGTAGCAAAGGAAGAACTTGATGCAAATGATACGACAAGATCTTGCTCAACCTTTCCGTCCAGAGTAAAGGCAGTTGTGGCAAATCCAGAGGTTTGAGCAAATCCTGTGATGCCAATATCATAATCACCACTCAGCCTTGCTCTATCAATTGTTCCTGTGGTGATATTAGCAGCATCGGCAAGATTTGTTGCCGTGGTTGCAGTACCAGTCAGATCTCCGACAAAACCACCCGTAGAAGTTGTGATTCCAGAAATATCGACATCACCATCAATGTCAGCACCATCGGAGACCATTTCTCCCGCGATGTTAACACCAGTGTCTGTTGTCTGGAATTTAAGTGATCCGTTATAATATAAGTATACAGAACCATCATTGGCAAATAATGCCATTGGTTCATTAGTAGTTTTTGTGAGGCGAATATTACTGCCACCACGAATATATAAATCTCCGTTTCCTTGATCGTCGATATAAGAATGTGATCCACTATGGAAAATTCTAAAGTCTGAAGATGCACCAAATACGGCTCTTGCATTATCACCAAATTCGAGTGAGTTGGCACTCTTATCCCACATTACATCATAACTGTTTCCGTTGAATGTAACATCACCGTCAACTGTAAGACCAGATAAAGTTCCAAGTTGGGTTAGAGAAGATAGAGTTACACCTGTACCAAGAGTTGTTCCGTCCAGAACTTGATTTGCATCAATATAATATGCACTATTGGATGTAACAACTCCAACCATGAGGTCTGGTTCACCCTGAAGACCAAATGCTGTAGTGGCAAATGAGGCCGTCTGTGCAAGACCTGTCAGATTACCAACAACATTTCCCGTAAGTGGTCCGAAGAATCCACCAGCCGTTAGAATTCCAGTGATATTGCCATCACCAATAACGTCTAATGGAGTATCTGGTTGAGTTGAACCAATACCAACAAACTTTGTTGTAAAAATACCGACCGTGGAATAATCTACCCATTCCTTAGAGTCGGATTGTGAAAAATCAATATCAACAAAAGTATTATTGGATGTATTGGTGGAAATTGAAACAAAGTCACCACCTCTGAAGTTAATCCCCACATAAGAACTTACACCAAGGATTTGGTCATCTTCGGTTACGAAGATTGCACCAAGGCCTGTTGGTGATGGTTGAACCCATTTAATGCCACCAGCATCCTTGGATAGATATAATCCCAGAGTTCCTGGATTATCATCTGAGTCAATAAGTTCTCCTGGTTTGAAGTCACCACGGACTTCCATTGTGTAATTTGGAGTGTAAGTTGTAGTTCCTACACCAACTCTACCAATGACACCAAGAGTTTTTCTATTTTCAGAGTGTTGTTCAACACCAAGTTCTTTCTTTAGCTCTCTTCCGCCAAGGTATCCAATGTCTTTTGCCATTTTTAGATATTTGTAGTTTCTAGAATGCTAGTTACGAACTTTAGATCTGTTGCACTGCTACCAAGAGTTACTAGTTTGTCACCAGTTTCTAGAACCAACTTACCAGTAATTAATTGTGCGGTTTCATTACCAGGAATTGGAAAGTCTTTTAGAAGTTCAGTGTCAGTTCCACCCCTTCTGAACACAAATGTAATAGTCTGTGTGTCAGAACTTAGATTTGTGCATTGTGCCAATAGTACAACACCAACAAACCCTACAGGGGCTTCATATACTTCTGATAGAGAAGTATCAACTACCTGAGTAACTGTTTGAAATTGATTAACGGCAGCAGCTGCAATTGCCATTTTTTAGTCTCCTAGTGCCAGAATGAATGGGGTAATTTGTGAGAATAAACTCTTAGAATAATCTCTTCCAGAAATAGTACCTGTTGTTTGATTGATTACAACTCCATCACCAATTCTAAAGTTTCCTCTTTCATCCGTGCTTGTGTAAATTACTTCACCACCATCACGCTTAATAACTTCATCTTCCTGACGAGAAACACCACCACGGGATGGATAGGCCAAGGTGATTGTGTTTCCTGCACCAATGTATTCAAAGGAGTGAGAGGATGCGATTTGCAAACTCTGTCTTGAGAAAAAGACCGTAGATCCGATACCAATATCATTATTTAGATTCTGTACGAAAGTAACTGTACTGACACCAGCAGAAGGAACCGTGGCAGAATCTACCGTATAATATAATGGAACCATGAGTGCCGTAGCCGCTGCTCCAACACCGCCACCACCAGTAAATGTGATTGATGGTGCATCATCATATTGAAGACCACCACTCAACAAATTAACTGCAGTGACTTTACCGTTTGATACCTCTGCCGTAGCCTGAGCACGAATTGTATTTCCTATACCTGTTGGGAAAGAAATAGTAACAACTGGTGCAGAAGTATAACCAGAACCACCATCGGTGACGTATACATCAGCAACTGATTTATAAATTTTATCCACATAAACTGCCTGACCATTATATGGTCTATTTGATCCAATACCAGCAACCTCAATAGTTGCATTTCCTCTCGTCTGAGATGTTCCAATATAACCAGTATATCTATCCGTACACTTTGAAGTATTATCACCAATACCTTCGGCAACTAATCCCCTTGTACCAAAAGAAGAGTTAGAGTTTGTGAGATCTAATTGGCCACCAGCACCAGCATAAATTGCGGTATCATTACAGATGGTGAAAATAGACACCAACTGACAATATGCACCATTGGTTACGGATACTCCAATACCACTACCCTGATTAAATTGTGTATATGCATCAACGTTAAATGAACCCTGCACACCGATGTCATCAACTTGATCTCCCTCATCAGAGTTAAATCCATCAATCTTAGCACCAATACTATTCTTGACAAAGTTAGTGCAGTTACGAATATATGGACCCTTGCGAATAATACCAACACCTTGAGATGGAGTGAGTGATGGATCTGTTACACCAGCTCCAGCATTGCCAGGATATGTTGTGGTAAATCCAGCAGTGGCATCATTACCATCGATTCCATTCTGAATGATACCAGTAACAATACCAACGCAACTATAGATTGCAGAAACTACGTTTGCACATCCATTAATATAGTGATTCCATCCAGTAATTGGATCTGGCTGAATTGATTCATCCATAGACTGAAGAAATTCAGTCTGATAATTCTTCATTCTCTGGATTGTACCTCCAGTGTCATAGGTATGGTCAATTGTAGAAATACCAACATTTACCTCAAAAGTATTATCATCTATAATTCTCTTGACTTGGAAATCATATCCATAAGTACCATCTGGGAAAATTGTGGTTGTGATTCCAGATCCACCAGGGCAAGTAAATGAAAGATTAGAAAGTTTTACGGTATCACGAACGGAAAGTCCATGCGATGATGCGGTAACTGTGGTGATACCAGTTTCTTTACCATAGATTGCATTGGTGACGTTTGTGGATGCAGCAGCACCAGTTGGTGCCCATGGTGCATTGTTGATTACAGCTCTTGCAATCTGCCTTGAATACATGAAGGCATCAATTGAAGTCTGGCCAAAACCAACAATATGGTCCAGATTTCCATTGATATCAAAGTATGATTTTCCTGCTCCAATACACTTTGAATTACCACCTCTAGTAATATCATGACAAATTGCACGATATACGTCTTTAATATCGTCTCTACAATTTGTACTATCAATCTCGATTGCTGGATTCTTATAATCCGTGCTTGTAATATATCCTACAGTTTCATTTGCAATAAAATTAATATTTGCACGTATCAATCGTGCAGCATCAAAGAATCTATCTGATGCTGTTCCCAATAAAGGTCTATAAGTAATGATTGCCTTACCAGTATCAGCAACACCAACGAATGATAAGTCCTGTACTGTTCCACCTTGGCCAAGTTGAATTAAATCCTCATCAGGATTTGCTGGTGATATTTCACAGTTTCTGATGTCACCACCAATGATTGTTACCCAGTCCTTTAGAACAATTGGGTTATCTTCTACAAAAGTTCCAGCAGCAACTACAATCGTATCATATGCCGTTGCAATACCAGCAGCTTTCTTTACAGTTAGAAATGCACGATCTTCTGATGTACCAGTATCGTCATCATCACCATTTTTATTAACATAATATGTATTTCCAGGTGGATTGGCATTTATAGAAATAACTCTTGTGCCAATTCCACTTGGATCATCTTGTTTTAAGAATAACTTACCGTCAGGTAAGTTAACAGCTAATTCTCCGGCTGCTAATTGTAGGGCAGTTGGAATCTTACCTGCTACGGTACTTCTTCTAATTCGTATTCTTCCTGCCATTTGATATAGTAACCGTAGTCGGGTTTTTAGTATTTATAAATCATTCAAATCATTAACAAATAACCATTCTTCTGGTTCTTCACCATTAACTACAAACTCCTGATAAAAAGAATCTGCATCATCTTTCATGTCCATATCGATTAGATTTGTGATTTGCTCACAAAAATATTCTTCAACATAAGTGATTAGATTTTCACGAATTTCTTCAACAGTCATATTCACGTCCATTGCTAATAATTTCAATTTGGTCCTTTAGAAGAGAAATTTCTTCTTGATACTTTGTAATTTCAGATTCAAGAAAAGCAATCCGTTCATAGTGAAGATCGGAAAGTTCAGTCATTGGCTCTTGCTGTTCTGCCTCACCATTATACCAGAAATCTTCCCAATCTTGGTAGGTTGCCTCTGAAATCATTTTGAATCCATTCTCCACACAATTGTTTTCGACCCAGCGATAAAGAGCTTGATAACGCTCTTTCCAAATTTGTTCTTGGTTCATGATCTGTTGTATGTATGAACCCAGTATAGACAAAAAAAGAGGGGTTGGCAACCCCTCGAATGTTAAGTATTTGTTTACTTGGTGAGAAGAATAATCTCACCATAAAGCAAAGACATGAATGCAATGCAACCTAGGGATAAGATCCCAGTAATTTGTAGTGCTTCCATGGCTTACTTAACGTAAGTACGACCACGATAGCAGAAAGTGCCGTGAGTTTCCTCATTTACAGGACATACATCATACTCAACACCACGATAAGAAGTGTGGAGAATTTGTGCGTCATGTAGAGCAGCAGCTTTATCAATCTGCTTTTTGATCATTTGAAGTGTGTTCATGATTGACTCCTGAAAAAATGGAAAGTTAACCTTCTCTGCCGTAGCAGGATCCGTTTTCCCGTTCCTTCAGTCGTTTGCGTCCTATTTCTTGAGACACTTAAGCGCCATATGACGACCAAACAAATTAGACAAGACTCTTTTCTTGCTTCTTTCGGGAATATCAGATTCCATTACGGTCTCTGCTATTTCCCTAACTTGAACACAAGTTAGGTTTGGTTGTCGTAAATTCGCCATAAGAAAAAGTTCAATCATAGGATGAACGCTCCGTTCCGCGACTTACTTGCGTCTGGTTTCCCAGATGAACGACAGGCCTATTATAGACCCTCATACCTTATTTAGTCAACCCATGTCGAAATTCTCTGATTCTTCGATCAAACGGTCGATTATGGTGTTTTTACCACTCAACTTTTCAATGGCATGGAGATTAGATTTTTGGTATTTCTTCAATTTCTTGTATTTCTTCACCAAACGGGTAAGATCCTGTTTTGGAATCTCAATGTCAATGTTGTCAATATCAAATCCTTTAGTCATTTTTTAAAAAACCCTACAGAACAAAAAAAGCCAGAGATTTTTTTTCCCGACTTTTTGGAATAAAAAGCTAAATTTGGTTTTGGACCTCTTTCCAATCCTTGTCAAAGATCTCTAAACCCTTATCGGTTAGAATGTGATCATACATCTGATCAAATACCTTAGGTGGCATCGTGCAGATCTGAGCACCATTATACCAAGAACGAATCGCACGTTGAACACTACGAATTGATGCAGAAAGAACCTGAGTCTTTACTCCATGAATACGATAGAGTTCAGAGATGGAACGTACAACCTCAAGACCAGCAACAGACTGATCATCAAGACGGCCAACGAATGGCGAAACATAAGTCGCACCAGCCTTAGCGGCAAGAACTGCCTGAGCAGCACTAAAGATGAGAGTTACATTGACCTTGATGTTTTGATCAGAAAGTGATTTACAAACAGCAAGTCCTTCACGGGTACAAGGTACTTTAATTGTGGCAACATTACCAAACTTTTCATAAAGGCGTTTACCCTCACAATACATTTGGCCTTCATCGCCAACAACTTCCATACTGATATCTTTGATGCCAATATCTTTGATTTCTTGATAGACATCTTCTGGATTTTTACCACTTTTCATAATCAGAGTTGGATTAGTGGTGACACCATCAATCAAACCAGTTCGATAATAATGATTGATTAATTCTGTATCTGCTGTATCAAGAAAAATTTTCATATAATTGTGCGTGTACTTCATGGGGGAAAAATTATAACATTAGGAACTGAATTCGTCAAGCATATCTAGAATATCATTTAAAGCTTCATGATATCCATCGTGCCATTCACCACCTTTATCGTGGTGTTTTCCATCATATAATGCGGTTTTTAGTTTGTATATTCTTGGAAGAATATCAATTTTTGAGAGTCTTGATCTGGGCATTGGTATTATCCTTCATCATAGTTTAGAACTTGTACTACCACGTAACCAACTCCAATAAGGAGAATGATTATAGAGATAATTACACTCCATGTTGGATCGTTTATATCATTCAGTGGGCGGAGTATGAGATTCACGGAATGGTTCCCAATGTTGCCACCCATATTTATGGACAGCCCACATACCCATAATGGGTACAAATACAAGAAAAAATGACATGAATCCTAGAGACCATGAATTCTGCATAACATGGCGAACGAATAGCATCATTAGTCAAAAAGGGTAGCAATAAAAAATATGAGAAGTCCAAAGATAATAGGAAACATTAATATCACTAGTTGTGAAATTTCCATTTTACTGTGTAGTTTGCAAGATTTGTTTTATGTGCAAAGAATGATTCGGTAATAAACCATTCGCTAGCTCTAGAATAAATGACGTGTTGTTTTCCTTCGACGATAATGATGTATTTTTTCATTTGTTAAAAGTGCTCATCATCCTCGTCTGGTTCATAAAGTGGACATGGTTCTTCAAAAAGGTATGCTATCCGAAGATCGTATACCTTTTCTCTCAACGACTTGTAAAACTCTTTCCTTTCTTCTTCGGTCATTCCACATGTACTACTGCAACCATACCTGCTCCCTTGTGAGGGCCGCACCAATAAGTATAGTCACCTGCTTCAGGAAATGCAACTTCAAAGTCTTCACCTGGTAACATAGCGAGACCTTCATGTCCCAACTCTGGATGATCCTCCACGATTACATTATGAGGAGGAAGCATATTATTAATAAAATGAACTGACTCACCAGCACTAATAGTGACTTCAGCAGGCTCAAAAACAAGATTACCATCGTAACCCATTTGAACGTCAACAGCCCATGCAGGAAGTGCAAGAAATAGTGTTGTGAGTAGTGCGATAAAAACCTTCATAAAAGATTATTCGGCTATATTATCTAGGTATTCTTTCTCATTTTTATATAAAAAATCAAGATTTCTATCAAGATATATTTCGATTCCCTGACGTAAATCTGGTATCAACCATTCATCAATACGATAACAATATTGCCAATTAACTGGTTGAATACAATTCATTACCACAACGGACCAGAATGAGGTTGCGTAATTAATAAACGTGATCATTCTTTCTGACTCTCCAATGCTTCTTTGAGTGCTTCTGTTACATTCTCTTTGAATGAACGATAAGGAATAAAGAGTTCATCATCCTCAGTCTTGTAGTCCTGGTGTGTCTCTTTGAATTGACGCTCTACCTCATACACAAGATTGGATACAATGTCATTGATGATTTCAATGGACTTTGGTTTGATTGAGTGCCACTTAAAGCCAGGGAACATGTCATCCTTGACACGATCTAGCATTGCTTTTTTACATTGCCATTGATCATCAAAGATGTTGAGAAACTCTTGCCAGTCGTCTTTGGTTTTGAAATTGGGAATACTCATAGTGACTGATTGACTATAAGAGTATTATACAATAAAAAACCACCCCTGTCAAAAGAGGTGGTCTTATTAAAGGTTTAACCGTTTTCTTTTAATAAGAGAAATCCTTATTAAAGGTTAGAGTGCGTTGCCCCTCGGAAGAACTTCCTCTGGAAATACAAACTGCTCA